CCGCCGCCTGTGGGGCAGGTAAGACGACCACGATCAGCAGACAGCAGAGCGTCAAGCATACGCTGCTGGTGGGGGCGAAGGGTCAGGGTCATGCGGTGCGTCGTTGATGAGAATAGTATAGGGCATGAAAAAGGGGGTGCGAGACCCCCGTGTGACACTTGTTGACTGTCACATCGATTTTAGATAGAAATTGCCTGAAACTGAGATTCTATAGTCATCCGATGTGTAGAATGGATACACACAATGCTTCATTGATGATGGAAACAACAGTATCATACCCTCATAAGATGGATCAATTGGCAATTTGTGACTGTATATGCCACCAAGAGTATCATTGTAAAAGAATTCAAACTTACCATTGGATGTTAGAGAATCCTTGTGCAGTTTCTTAGTAAAAGATACCGCATCTTCATCTTCTCGTGTATATGGTATACTCAACCACAATACAAAACTAAAGCAACCACCATGATCATGCACTGGATTGTACTCATACTTCTTCTGAAAGTTTACCCATGCATCTCTCAAAAAGATAGGCACAGCATCAGATAACACACCGAGTTTTGCTCTGTCATATGTTGGATACTCTTGTAGGTATGTGCCAACCATGGGCAAAACTAGTTTTTCTAACTGTTGTCTGCATTCATCAGGCAAAAAATACTCATGATCTATGTGACCAATCAGTTCTTGATTAGCGGGAGTTGCACTATCAAAGTTATTGCGGATAGAATCAACCTGGCGATAAAGAAAATCTAGATCATCACGAGTGAATCTAGAGTATATAACACCAAATGTTTTTAGATCATCAAATTGCATTTTATTCTACTCTATCAACAGATTCAATGTCACATACTGGCACCTCATGCTCACCAGCAACCAAATAGAATGGCATCATTTGACCATGATATTCTGGATGTGCTTCATATTCTGTAGTGTATTCTCTGTCACCACAATACATCAGTTCGCTATCGGGAATATTATGATCACGCAACATTGCTTGCAGTTGCAAGTGAGTTAATTGTGCTTGTGTTGGTACTTTCATTACTGTCCTTGATAATTCTTACGAAGATGATAATCGAGAGGAGTTACTCTAAATGCTACAGATGACCTATAAACATATGGTTCTGTTGGTCCAAGACCTCTATGAGGATGCTTTGATGGTACTAGAATGACTCTACCAGGGATATAGTCGTGTTCTTCAACAACTTCATCATCCACAATCAATTGAAACTTTCCTCCCCACTCTTGTTTCCAAGTGCCATTAGACATCAGTAAGATAGTATAATCGTTTGGGTCTGGACTGTCAACATGCGTAGTGCCATCGCATCCAGAATGTTGAACATTAACAGTAATCTGAGAGCAATAGAAGTATGCATTGAGTTCTTTCTCAATTACTTTCAAGATTTTGAAGAAGTCTTCACATTCAGGTTTCAGTGTGGTGATAGTATTAATATCCTCACGATTGAATAGTATTTGACCCATCAATCTATGTGTACCTTCTGTACCATATGGATATGTTTTCCTATTGGCAATATTATTTGTACACAGAGGAATATCCCTCACCAATGCATCTATTTGATGTAGATATACTGGATCAAATAATCCATCTAGAACTGTACAAATCATTTTGGTTCAACATTAATATTATATGACAATGAGATTCGATCATCAGTTGATCTATTCTCCTCAACATAATGAACAAGATGTGTTGGAAAAAAATATCCTACGCCAGCAGCAGGAACAATTTTTTGCTCTAATTTAACAGCGGCAAACATTGCTGTCATCCTTGCGGTATTTGAACACTGATGTGGGTTCAAGATTCCTAGTATACCACAATCTTCAGGTGCTTGCAAATAATATACTCCAGTAAAATCTCCCTGATGCACATGAGGAACATGTCCTGCTCCAGGCGGATTAATATTACAGAACAGATTGCCAAGGTAGAATCTAGTTTCTACCAGTGGCAACATTTCATTGATAATAAATTTCTCAAACTCAATAGCAATCAGATCTGTTAGTGGTTTGAGTTGTGGAAACACTTCCAGATGATTCTTTTGCCATCCATTTCTGTTGGACCTGACATCAGAATCGGATTGTACTTTCTTATATTCGTATAAAAATTCAACTACTTGTTTGTTCAGTTCATCACAATCAAGTTTGTACTCATGAATAATATTGCCAAGGATCATACTACAGTTTCAAAATCACTTACATCGAATGTGTACAGTTTCTTATCAATCAGTTCTCCACCTCTATACTTAAACTTGATAGAGAATTGCTGCCATGATGGACTATTTGTTTTACAGTATGCAACCTCAGCATCTGTTAGCAACTCTGCCTCAATCATTCTTTCAAAATAGAGATTTTTTCTATTGAGATAAGTATCATGATTACCATCACTGATGTAGAAATCTTTCTGGAAAAAAGCACTGACAAATTCTACAGACAGTGTATCATCTTCTGGATCAACTTGCAAGCGAATTGGTGAACTAAAAGATGTAGCAGCACTAGTAGATGTCTTAAATTCTTCAAAACTGAGATCTACAAACTTTTGCATATTATCATAGTTTGGTAGATTCAAGAGTGACAGAACATGTGAATTGGGTCTGAATACGAAAATATACTTCTGTATCTCACCATCAGGAGAAATAGACACGCCTTCCAATCCAATGTCAAGTTTTTCTTGTCTGAGAACTGACATTAGTTCTGGTTCTTGCTTACCAAACATGTCAAATAATGCATCACGATCAACAATACTGTAATCTACTGTGCTGTATGCGTGAAATGCAAGATCTTCTACAAATGTATTATCTGTGGTGGTGAACCACACACCAGAATCATTCTTCTTTAGAATTGCAGTTGAATTAAATCCTGGTCTAACTGTTGCATCTATAATAAAATTACAAAACTCTTGTAATTTGAGACGAGCAGGTTCAGCAATCAGATCATACTTTACATATGCCTGAGGAACATATCTGTGATAGTTTAAAAAGGTTTCTGTGCTAACACTGTGCTCCTGAGCACCCATATAATGTTCTGTTACTGCCATGATTATCTGTTATGGTACTCGATTCTTCCTTCATTATCATATACTTCGACCCCAATATAAAAGTCAGGATCTCCATCAGAGTTGCGTGGAAAATTATCAACAGCGTATGCTCTAGCATCATCTAGAGTATCAAATGAGATGAAAATATATTCATTATTCAAGAGTCCTTGCATCACATCAGAGGACAATAGCATTCTGTATGTGCCATAAACTTCATCTCTCTTCGCTTCGTCCGTGATTGCTCGTGGACCGATATTACGAACGAAAACAGTAGGTCTTCTCCTCCATTGGATTGCCTGCTCAATGATTTCTTGAAATTCGTATACCTGATAGTTCATTTTACTTTAATGAAGAGCTTCCATGCGATTGTTATTCTTAGTCCAGCAAATGTTCTTGAAGTTTCTTCTGCCCAATGTGGTATTGCACCAGGAAATATAATTGCTTTATTTGGTTCAGGAACAACATAACGATATTCATTTCCAAGTTTAAAAGCAGTCTTGCCATTCCACTCAGGATTCCAAGATTCAACTGGATAATATAATAGAGTTCTGCAACTCTCATCAAATCCATCTTGATGAATACTGCCTCTCATGCCATAAGTTTGACCGTTTGCGTATACACGCTCAAGATCATATCCAATGCCAGTATTTTCTTCAATCTTATTTAGGAGATAGTTAGTAAAGAACTTATCATCATTCAGAGGCATCTGCCAAAATGGAGGAAGTCCCTGACTTTGTTTTGGATGACTGACATGACCCCAATACCACGGTTTATTGCTTATAGATCTTGTGATTGATAAGAAATCTGTAGGACTAAAAAAGTTTTGGTATTCTACAATGTCAGAAAGTTGCATGTTCTCTAATCAAGTTTTGACGAATGGTTTCAAATTTCCATTTCAATGGATGGTCATGATCAAGTTCAGAAAGAACACGAGAGAAATCAGTGAGTATATCTCGAACTTTACCATTATCAATCATAGAGCAGAACCACCATGTAACTACATTTCGTTCGCCACTAATAACTGGTTTAACTCTATGTTGAAGTCCCGTGTGATAAATTACTCCTCTACCTGCTTCAAGTTTATATTCTCTGACAGAATCCCCAACCTTAATTTCTAACTCGCCACCTTCATACTCATCAGGTTCGCTAAGAAATACAGTTATACTATAATCTGTCTTGATACCATCCATAATCCACATATCATTATGCCAATCATAATGCATCCCTTCTTTATATCTAAGGAAGTTTGGATGTGTATGACCCCGAGGCATGAAATAATAATTAAATCCCTGATTTTCAGAGATATACTTATTCATCAAGGAAACCATTGTTGGATAATGAACTTGATCCAACAATTGTTCATTATATTTGAGTTCTCGCTTTGAAGATCCAGACCAAGATCCATCAGTAAACTCACAGAACTGATAGAAATCTAATATATTTTTCACAACCCCCTTGGGGAGCATATTATATTCATAAATCATAAATTACTCTTCAGCAACAAACTTCTCGTAGTTTAGTCCCTCGTATACTGTTTCTAGACGCAGTTGTTTTGCTAAGTCTAGCACTTTTTTCTCAATAGGTCTAGTATTAGCATCATATGTCTCCAAGAACTGAATCAAGTTCAATTGTGTCTTACCAACAAAATCTTTTGCCACTTGGAAATCATACTTTTTAAACTGATCATCCGTCGATAGATATTCGACATCACGATTAGGATACATTTCTAGATAAACTCTAGGATCAATAGGATACTTGAGTGTTTGTACAAACTTGAACATCTCAAAGTTATCTGCAAATTCTTCTCTTGGATTATCTGGCAACAATGTTCTTAGTTTCTGTCTCCATGTGATCCATAAATCTCTTTCACCATCAAACTTTTGTGGTGCATCTGGCAATACTCTAAAATCAGAATATAGTAGAAGTTTTTGGATTTCATCCATTTTCTTATACCACTTGCTATCATAATAATAGTCAAGTGCTTCAAGATTCAGTTTTCTTACTTCTTCTAACAGGGTTGCTTCTTTTGCTTCTTTCTGGATAATAGCAACTGTACGAATTGTCTCATAGATTGTTTTCACATCAGAGACATTTCCTTTCTTGTAAGTATACTCTACCCACCTTGTTGAATTTGTATCAAACTCATATCTAATTTTCTTTCTGAAACAAAGATATGTGTCATCACTATAAAGGACCAACATTTTAATTTCATCCTTGCCAGGATCATGCCACTCAGCAGAAATAGCGGGAAGAACAATATCTGTCCATGCTTTTTCATCGACAAATGTAGTTCTTCCTCCCTCTGCAACATTACCGAGAGTGACTGCCTTTTCGGCAAAATTCAACTCCATGACAGACTCTCTAGGTCTAATGGTATTTGACCAAAATTCCCTAATCTCGTCGTCCGTTGGTTTTTGATAGAAGTATTCTGCCATTTTAATTTGGAACCTTAATGTACCATCCTGTCAAAATGTATTTATCTTGAGTGAACACCGTATTGCCTTTATGCACATGTGTCATACCTGCTGGCCAAACAACTACAGTTCCTACAGTAGGTCTGATTCTCCTTCTTTGATAAAGAAATTCAGTCTCTGCTTCACCTTCAGGCATATCATTCAGATAAATTGCCCAAACAAGTTCTCTTGCGTGATGACCAAATCCTGCACTTTCATAGTGCCAAACATGATAACCGCCGCCTGGTTTTGTCTTCTGCATCTTAGAATCTTCAGACACATACTTACCATGCCTCAGTTGATCATACTTTTGAACATAATGTTGAACACATGCTGTAAGATATTGATTGATTTCATAATTTAAATTAGGATCTGAATAATTCATAAGGATAGATTCATCTTTTCTACCCAAAGATCCTTGTGGAAACTGGTTAGTTCCATCCATGACACCACCCATGGTAGCATCATCTCCTCCTACCACAGACCCGTTAGCAACAACATTCTCAAAATGTTTAATCATTGCATCACAACGAGATTTTGGCATGAAATTTTCCCACACACCAATAAAGTCCGTAAAGTCAGACTTAGTAATATTAGGATCGTCCATTAATTCCATCGGACGAATCGGTTGTGCTCCCATAATCTACCTCAATATGCTTTAATAATATACTTGACTCGATGATATTTAGTCAATAGTGGAACAGTGGTTTCTGGTACAAGAGATGGTGTAGGTACAACTGTCTTTGATAAGTTTAACTCAAATGATGGTTCATTTGCAGCAATAGCAAGATCTGTTTGAGAAAAATTAATAGTAGTTGTATTGTTAGTTGCCATGCCACCAGCAGCAGTGCCACCACCATTCGCATTTCCATATCCATAAACATTCTCTGCATCACCAAAATCCGTCTGCTGCAGATAGTGTGTATGCGTCACCAATGTTCCTGGGTTATAGACAATCATATTACCCTGAACTTCGTTTACACCAATACCAGCAGATGCATTACCACCGCTAGGAAGTCCAGGAATGTTATTTTGCACATCTCCCGCCCAATAGTTGTTGAAGGTGAAGTTAAGTTCTCCACCAGGAGATACTACAGTATTATAACCGATACTTGAGTATGTTGATGAACCAATTTCACCTGTACCGATTTGATAAAATGCTGGTGTTGCCCATGCAACATAACCAACACCAATCTGATCTACGGTTGCGGTAATAACATCATGAGTATGTTGTGCTGGAATAGTTGGTGTGCCACCCAATGGTCCAATTGCCGCAGATAAATTACCAACGATATTAAACTCAGTTTGACCACCGATACCATCAATACCAGTTGTAGTAAGAGAACCTAGTTTAAAGAATTTACCCTCAGTATTTGTAGTAAATTCATCAGTTACAGTAAGAATTCTAAAGAACTGAGTAAGGGAGATGGTCCCACCACCAGGAGCAGCAGATGGGAATGTAATACCCATTGTATCACCAACTGTGTATCCTTCGCCAGGATTTAATACAGAGATAACTTTAAATCTAGAATCACCAACAGTAACTCCATCATCTTCATATTGTGCTTCTGCTCTGATTCTTACCTCAAATCCTGTTCCAGATCCACCAGAAACCGAAATGTCTGCTTCTTGGAAATCATTAACAGTGTTCCAATAGTTTTGAACACCACCCTCATCTCTTTGTACCCATTCACCAATTGCTTTAGTCACATATCCATTCGTTGGAATATCTTCATTCTGCCATAACTGAAATCCAACAATCTGTCCATCTGGTTCAGTAATGCCTGGGTATACTTGTTCGTCAGGTGGATTACCAACAGCATCAATCTTTTTAATAAACCAGTTTCCACCACTAGATCCTACAGTAGTAGAGTCTCCACTAGCACCTTGTGTAATATCTGGACCTTTATATGTAATAATAGATGGTGAAGATGGAGAGTTTCCATCTACATTTCCAATACCAAATAATTTTCTGTTGTGATAATTTGGTAACCTAAAATTTCCAGAATATGTTTTGGTATTGCCAGTCTGAGATACTGTTGCAGTACCACCATATTTCGCGCCAATAGCATCAAATAGATCTGGAAATTCAGTGGCATCAACTGTTCTACCATCGCATTCAATCCATCCAGGAAATCTAGATGTAAGAGTTCCATCGAGAGTACCCCAGTTACCTGTCTTATCCCTAAAGATAGACATAACTGTTCCGATGGTCATTCCATCTAATTTAGGATTTCTCTGACTGTACCAATGCCCGAACTGCACATTGTCAGCACTAGCATATGTAGATACAGACCAAGTAGTAGTATACGCCATTATGGACCAACTGTGATTGACATGCTTCCTGTTTGACTGAGACCATTGGGTGTAAGTATTCTTAAACGCAATGTCTCACCGTTATTTATTTGACCGCTGGTAACCCAACCACCATTTCCAACTTTAAAATTACCACCAGTTACAGTAATATTTGCTGCAGCAGTAAGACCTTGAACAAGAACAGTATTGCTGTATACAAATGTGTTTGGTGCTTGATTGGTTTGATTAATAAAATAGAAAGCATCTGGAATCTGGTCACCATCTGTAGTAGTGATAACTTTCCAAACATCAGTAAGAGTTCCAATAGTAACATCTACTTCTACTTCACCGCCATAATCAGGACTAGAAGTAACTCTCAGTTGGACAGAATCATTTACATTAATATTTCCACTGGTTTGCCATGCACCAGTGCCTACTCTAAACTCTGCTCCACCAGTTAGTGTTACTGGTGTAGGAACATTGATGCCACCAATGACCTGAGGTAAACTCTCAGTCATTGTGTTAGCAGTTGCACCAACAACATTAACAAAGTCAAAATAATCTGGATCTTGATCAGCAGTTGCAACATTAGTTACATTCCAACTCTTATTAGGACTATCTCCAACAGTTATCGTTGTTCCAACAGTTTCTCCCAAGTTACCGCTAGTCAACACCCTTAATTTTAAAACCTCTCCATTATTAATAACTTTCTGTGCTGTGCTATAAGCACTACCATTAACCGAAGATTCAAAACCATTTGTAGGAGAAGAAACTAGAACTGGAACTGTAATACCAGTAATTGTAATTTCATTACTCTCAACATATGTACTGGTTGGAGCATCTAGAACATTCTCAAATTCAAATGCATTGGGAAACTGCCCTGGTTCACTAATAGTAGTAATTGACCATGTGGCAACCGTTAATCCAATAGTTACTGTGCTAGTTTTCTGACTTGTATATGATCCAGAAGATTCCATTCTAACTTGAACAGTGTCTCCGTTTTCAACGATCTGAACATTTTGACTAAATGCTCCACCATTGACAGAAATGAAAGCACCATTAGATGCAGATGCATTTACAGGAACTTGAATACCAGTAATAGTTGCCTCATTACTGAGATAATTTGTAGAAATATCAGCGTCAAAAATACTATCAAATGTAAAAATATCTGGAATATTATCTGGTGCTAAAACATTTACAGTAACTGCTCTTTGTGAAAATACACCAGCGTTACTTACAGTCATTGTATATGTGGTTGTGGAAGAAGGAGCAGTAATTGTATATGTCTGTCCATCACCAACATTAACTTCACCAATGCCATTATCAATTTCAGCAAATGATGCTGTTTCTACCCCATTAAAGAATGTGCTCCATGATAATATTACAGGATCTCCCTCATATGCATCTGTAGTTGGAGAATCATCATTTGCTCTAAAATATTGAACTGACGGTGGAACTGTGAAGGATAGAATTGCATATCCACTCGCAGTATTGGTACTTCCACCTTGGATTAACTCAAGTGCGTTATCATCATATCTAGATGTTCCTCCACCACCAGAAGAACCGCCAAAATTATTATCAACACCAGCGCCCCCGCCGCCGCCACCTGAGTGACCGCCACCGCCGCCTCCACCACCGCCGCCGTCGCCACCAGCATTGGCACCAGCGCCACCATCAGCGTTATTGACATTTGTAGTAGCAGACCAAGATCCACCAGTTCCACCTGATCCAGAGCAACTGCGATTCCAAGATCCACCGCCTCCGCCTCCGCCGCCGCCACCAGCAGCAAACCAGCGTTGATTATCTGTGTCATAAATGCCAGATCCAGCGCCACCACCAGCACCAGATCCAGACCATCCACCACCTAAACTATCAGATCCACCGCCGCCGCCGTCCATGAATCCAGCAGCACCTGTACCACCTTGACCTCCAGGTTTTCCTCCAGGAGATCCAGATGCTCCATTATCACCTTGATTTCCAATTCTGAGAATTAAATTCCAATCATTTTGCCCAGCACCTGTTAATTTTACATAACCATTGCCAGAGTTAAAATTGTCTCCCTGAGATAAAACTCCAGCATTCTGTGAATACGCTAGATTGTAGTAACCATTTCCTGTTTTACCACCAGTACCACCTTCACATGGTCCACCACCATCTCCAGGTAAATTTGTGGGAGTCCAACCACCACCAGCGCCGCCGCCACCGCCGCCTCCGCCGTTAGTTTGAGCATCACTACCATCCAATCCATCAGTTCTAGCACCTGTTGTATACAGAATGCCATTATCTTGACCGCCAGTTTGATTAAGTGTTCCACAAGCATCAACACCACCTGCACCACCTCCACCACCTGCTACAACTAATGTAGTGTTACCAATATGAATAGCACTAGATCCTCCACCGCCGCCGCCTCTCGTTCCTGTATTACCATCAACACTTAAATTAACGGGAGAAGTTGGTGCGTAAAACACATATCCAAACGCATTGTTTGTGGTGTCTAAAGTATATCCATTTGCATTTCCTTCCGTTGCATTAGAAGTCCACAAAACATCAGTTCCATTTGTTTTTGCATAAAAGAGAGTTGTTGCAATCTCAGTTACATCAATAAAGAATGGTGGTGTACCAGCTGGAGGGAAAGCATATGCAGTATATGTACTAGCTGGTTTGCCTGGTTCATTATCAGATATAGCAATTGTTCCTGGTGGTTGTGGATCAGTAAACACATTAGCAATCTGTCCCTCTAACGCATATCCAGTTGGAGGAGTAGCAGACAACCCAGTAAAATGATCTCCTGTTGTGCTATTAAAATACCTATACAATGGAACTGTAATATATGTACTACTAACTGTAGCACCTAATCCACCAGATCCACCATCATTGTAACCTTGACCAGGACTACCAAGATCAATCGCAGAGTTACCAGCACCACCATTACCACCAACTTTAATTGATAAAGTTTGTCCAGCAATATTTGTTAAGACACCAGTGATTTTTTGTCCTAAATGACCAGTAGTAAATGCAGCGGTATCTCCTCCTTTACCACCTTGTATTTCATAGTTAAGTGTGTCTATATTAGCAGGAACTGCAACTGTAGTATCTTGATAAATTGTTTGATTTACAGATCCACCAGCGCCATATGGATTTCCAGCGCCATTATCATTTAGTCTAAATTGTCCTACTCTACCTGCACCACCAGGACAACCAGATCCGTTAGCATCAGATCCGCCACTACCACCTCTACCAGCAGCAATAGTTACAAATGCGTTGGTGGTTCCAGCAGGAACAAAAATTGTATGACTGCCAGTTCCATATGTAGTAACAAATTCGTTAGTTAAACTATTTCCCTGAGGAACAACAGTAAGAGTAATGCTATCAGTTGTAACTCCACCAGGACCTTCGGCAACAAGTGTATAAATTGTTGTTGAAGTTGGAGAAACAGCAAGTGTTCCTGTAAATGCTACTGCTTGACCATTAATAGTAACAGATGTTGGTGCTGAAGCAGCATCTCCTGTAGCTGCCCACTCCAATGTAGCGCCAGTTCCATTAACAATAACAGCAGCAGGACTTACATTAAATTGAACTGTTGGTGGATCCCCAGTTTCATATGTCAACTCAAAAAATCCATCATTATCCCTGAATGCATTTGTTACAGTAGACGCATTGATAACGAAATTAGTGTCTCTATAACTTCCACCCTTCTGACCATGGTTACCACCAATATGATTTCCTTGAGCAACAGCAATACCACCAGAACCACCGTCATTATAATTGTTTCCGTTGTTTCCTCCACCACCGCCACCTGAACCAGCGTTAGCATTAATGTTTCCATTACCACCCGCTTGACCCGAGGAAGCATTTAGTGTAGTTCCAACAGTTCCAGGAGTTACAGCACTACCGTTTGGTTCTCTATACTGAGAGTCCCACTGATCATAAGTAGCACCGCCTGCTCCACCACCGCCACCAGCAATAAGAACATATCCATTATCAATACTAACTGTCGTGGCAGAACCTCCACCTGCTCCACCACCAGAGTTACAAATAACTTCGCCGCCAGGTTGTGTTCCACCTGCTCCACCATTAAATGAACCAGTTCCACCAGATGCAGCACCGTCGCTGCCAAAGTTGGTAGTTCCGTCGAAACCTTTTGTTCCAATAACAACAACTAATGTCTTACCAGAAACTGCTGAAGCACTAAATTCTCCAGTTATCCTTTCACCAGGACCACCGTCAATTTGAGCTCCAGGAGTAAAACCTTGGGAGATAACAACACCAGGACCAGTACCACCACCAGATGCACCACGAATCTCATATGTGAGAGATTTCACATTTGTTGGAAGATTTATATTATAAGTTCCCGCTGTATCGTATGTAACTGTCTGAATTGCCATTTATCCGATCGTTATGCTTAGATTAGAAGTAGTCGCCAATCCACCAGTTAAAATTCTAACTTTCATCTGGTCACCATTATTTACTTGTCCTGTTGCTGACCATCCACTCCACCCACTACCAGTGTTTTTTGCAAATTGACCACCAGTAACTGTTACATTAGATGGTGATGTAATTCCTTGAAGGACAACAACATTACTCTCAATATATGTATTAGGTGGTTGGTTGTCTCTATTTGAAAAATAGAAGGCATCAGGAGTAGTATCATTTGCTGTTGTAGTTGTCACCGTAAAGGTATCTGTCAAAGAACCAACAGTAACATCAGTTTCCACCACACCACCAGGATCTGCACTAGAAGTAATTCTAACTCTCAAATTCTGTCCATTGTTGATCGTAGTTCCAGTAGATCCAGCAACCCAACTACCACTGCCAACTCTAATTTCAGCGCCATTTGTTGCTGTTACTTGAGTAGGAATATTAATACCATTAATTAAAACAGGATCACTTGTAATCACAGAACTGGCAGATGCATTATCGACATCAGTGAAGAAAAAATAGTTGGGATCAGTATCAGCAGTTCCCTGATTAGTAATATTCCAATCAACATTAGGACTACCACCAACAGTAATAATTGTACTAGCAGTTTCTCCAGTATTGCCAGTTGTGGTATAACGCAATCTTAATGTTTGACCATTTGTAATAGTTTTTGCTGCAGTAGAGAATGTGCCGCCATTCACAGAACTTTGAAATCCATTTGTAGGAGCAGAGACAGCAACAGATTGCGTAATGCCAGTAATTGTTACCTGATTACTCGTAATAGTCGTATTCAAACCAGCATCTGAAACATCATTAAAGTCAAATGTATTTGGAATCTGAGCAGGTTCTGTTTGGGTTGTGATGGTCCATGTTGCGGATGCGCTACCGACCTGAACCGTAGTTGTTTTTGCAGTGTTATACTGTCCAGATGAAACCATTCTAACTCTCAATGTCTGTCCATTAGAAATAGTTTTATTTGCGGTACTAAAAGTACCACCATTTACAGATGTTTGTGCTCCATTGGATGCTTGAACAGTAACACTAGTCTCAATACCACTAATAGTAGAAGTATTGCTTGTATATGTTGTGCTCAATGCAGCATTCTGAACACTGTCAAAAGTAAAAAGATCAGGATCACTGTCAGGAAGATCCATCTCTACTGTGACACTAGAACTCAAAGACCCTGTGGGACCCTGAACTGTTAATGTGTATGTGGTCTCAGTAGTTGGACCTGGGTTTAATGTAATAGAACCATTTCCAATTGGAGAGATATCGCCAACTCCTTGATTAATTGAACCACTAGTTGCACCAGCAAATGATCCTAATAGTGTGTTCCATGATAAAGTGACTGGATCGCCAGGAGAAATTAAAGTGGTTGAAGAATCATCATTTGCTCTGAAGTATGTGATAGTTGTAGGAACCGTACCATAGATTCTAATTCTAGAAACAGCATACCTATCACCAGCATTCTGATTATTAGCAAATACACCGCCAGCACCTTGGAATTCAGGAGCAGATGCTGCCATAAAAATTTGCCAGAGAAAATTTCCTCTATTATTGGCAGGAATATTAACTTGTCGTGTGATCCATCCAGGACCACCTTCTACTCCAGGATATGGTCCATATCCAGCACCACCAGCAACCAACTGCTGTGTAGTTGTAGTTCCTCCCGTCGTACATTTAATCTTAAGTCCTTCATTAGCATCATTTGGTCTTTCTCCACCATTAAAGTCATCACCTGTAATAAGGTCGATGATCATATATTCCATATTAGTGGTATTCAAAGCAAACTGAGCAATTCTATTACCCACAAATAGGGTACTATTAAAAGTTCCCAAACTTAGATGTTTGGTTCCTACATTATTAATAAATCCGCCAAGTTCTCCAGTTCCAGCAGCACCAGAAACTCCATATCCACTATCATAAATGGCACATCCATTTAAATAATCATTGACTCCAGTGAAATCAAATCCAGCACTTCCTGGTCGTAAATCGTAAATTAAATCTGCCATCTTTAGAATTTAATAATATATTCAACTAGAATAAATGGTTGGACTGATTCTGCGAGAGTATCAATAGTTTTAGTTTGAACAGTCAATGTTGTTTGCAAATTATCTACTGGAACATTGAATGTTGGGTACGAATAAACAAAATTTTGTGAATAATCTGGAGAAGTAGGCCACTGAATATTATGTAGATGGTTTGCAGCAGCATCGTTGGTAGGATTACCAGAACCAATAATACTATTTCCAGCAAATGGTGTCAGATCGGTTCCACTCTTTCCTTCAGCACCAACTTTAAAGTTACCAGTGTAGTTTAACACTTTAGCATTGGTTTGGTGACCATGTGCTTGGAAAGAAGATGCATCCAAAAATGTTTCTTGTGTCTGAATATCTTCGTTTGGTGGGGTAAATCTAGCATTACCCTGCATTGGAATGTCGGTTTGACCAACAACAGTAAAGTTTCCACTATATCCAATAGTAAAACTATTTGCCTGTGAAGTAACTACTACCTCAGCACCAACTCTAGGTTTACCAGAAAAATTTTCAGTAACACTTTGAGCAACCACCATACTTTGATATGTGCCAGATGCTAGTCCAGGACTCAAATACTTTGCTCCAATATCTGGAACTTGGAATTGATCATCAGCAAGTGTTTGATTTTCTTTTTTAAACTTACAGGCACCACCTGTTCCCAAAATAGCAGCAAGTTCTGGATAATCTCCAGCAGTGTATACTTTACCATCACAACGCAAAAATCCTGCGGGAATTTTTTGTCTCCACGATGGATCCGTAGGATCGCCTTGGAGTGGCAAATCACTAGTAAAAATTTGAATAGCGCCTACAACTCCGCCGTATTTTCCTCTTTCTCTTGCGTAATTTGCCATTAGTATGCTCGAATTAAGTACAAACAAATAAGGGTTGGTGTTGGAACTGCCACATCCAAACGAAATGCCTTGTCAATATTTTCTGGAGTGACATTTGAGATAGCAGTAGTATTGGTGGTAGTTGGAACCCTCAGATTTGCCTTATCAAATTGAACTTCAAATGGTTCGTGGTTGTGTGGTTGAATAACTACCTGCTGACCAGCAATAGAAGTGTTTTGGTTGAAACTAATAGCATTACTATCATACAGTGCTTTATTCCAAGAATCGGTAGTGCTATTTGCTCCACCTGGGTCAAAGTTTCTATTGCCAACTGTTTGAGTACCTCCACCAGGAGTGTATGCTAAAGTATCACCCTGCTGAAACTCTTCGTCCATTGTATTGCTAGCAGTAGTGTTTGGAACCTGATATGGTCCAAACCAGTTAGAGATTGGAGATCCAACAACATTAAATGGTTTCAAGTTGAATGTTGGGTTCTCACCCTGAACATTAGCAATCACAACACCAGCAGCACCGCCACCAAATCCTTGGTCATTCGTGTACTGAATACTCAACTGCGCCTGAACCTGAGAATAGTCAAGTTGGTCAAAACTAGATCGAGCAATACGATAATTAATTTCACCCCATGCAGTAACACCTTGTCCAGGTCGAGTTCCCGAAGAAGGAAGATACATTGTATCAAATGTAGTCGGGTGACTGTGAATGGTAATATGTTTTCTTCCTAACTTTCGTTGAGACATATAAACTGTCTTGGAACCAAAAGTATCATTAAGCTGAGATCCAGTTAATTTACCAGTGAAGTCACTCTCAGGTGTATAAGCAAAATTGATGTCCGTATATGCTCCATAATCAGTACCAACACCATTGTCAATGTCAGTTCCAATTAAATTTGCTTGGTTTACTGGATCAACTAGAGCAGCGAGTGCTTCAGTTGTATCAATAGTGTTACTACCATCAAAGTATGAAGAATCAAGATCAACTAATGCTCTCTGATTGATATTAGGGAGAGCAATTGATCCAGTATAGTTTGGAAATGTGCCAGATAAATTTGTTCCGCCGTAGTTATCTCCAATTACTTGAGCAAGTAATGGGAAATCATCTGCTTGCAGTGTCTGTCCATTGCAGATCAACCATCCAGGAGGGATGCCCGTCAAGTCGCCGCCCCATGGCATGATGGTGCCAATGGCGGCGGCTTTCATTGTCTTAAGTGTTCCGTAAGTTGCCATCTGTTTTTATCAAATTTCCATTAACCACCAACCTTGTAGGTTGCTTGGAACGCCAGTAGCGGTTCCGTCTGCGTTCGTTGCTCCAGAGTAAACTAGACCAAACGATGCATTAGGTGTAGTAACAATTAGTTCGCCACCGTCATAATTAGTAAAGTCAACACTACTAATACTTAGGTCAGTATTGGTAGAGTCTCCTGCAACAGGAATGCCGTCAGGTGCTCTAATAATCATTCTGATATTATAAGTCAAAGCGCCGCCAATATCAACAAATCTAATCATATCTCCAGTAGATGCATTAGCAGGCAACTTAAGAACGAGGTCAGAAGATGCTTTGACGAAGTAGTTAACATTAGCAGTTAAGACTCCACCATCACCAGATACTGTAGATTGATAGATCCACTTTCTAGCACCAGTCTGACTGATGTAATCAGTGATACCACCAAGATCAATTCCACCATCATTATTTACCTTGAATCTTGTAGTCGATCCGCTGTTAACTGTTAAGTCACCACCATTGAGTTGAACATCACCTGCAAATAGGTTTGTTCCCGTTCCCTCAGTTTCAATGACACCAGCAATAGTTAGGTTGCCATTACCGTTGATGAATTCAAGTTTCTTGGTGGTTCCAGCATTATCAAAGATGTCAATCGAACCACCTCTCATGGTGATATTTCCAAGATCACCATCAATTTCAAACTCTTGGAAGTTTGCACCAACTCTTAAATCACCAAGGATTCTGGTGTCACCATCAGAACTGTCAACATCAAATACAGTGATAGGAGTAGAAGCGCCATTTGTGATGGTGAACATCTTATCATTATTTGATGTGCTACCAGTTAGAGTAATATCGTTTCTAACTTCGGTTGGACCTTCGATTGTCGTCTGACCTGTAGTAGAGAGAACCTCAAATACAGTGAAGGCAGTTGGTTCAGCACCATCATTGATGCGTAGACCCTGAATGTTTGCTGCATCAGTGCTTACCGCAGTAACATTGAACAATTCGATATCATTCAATCTGATGATATCATTGATATTGATGCTACCACCAAACTCAGCAGTTGTGATAGTTACCGAATCTCCTTGGGTTCCAGCAGATGGAATTGCATTGGTCAGATAACTTACATTGTTTTGCTTATTGAGTTTAACAATTTCGACATTATCTGGGTGATCAGTTCTGAGTGTTGTTCCTTCCTGTGCTCTTGAAACTTCAACTCTATAACCCTCAGAATCTGCAGCATTGGTGCCATTAATAATAGATTCGACTCTAACAATTTCAGAGTTTGCTTGGTTGCTACCACCAATTGTTGTAGATCTATCAATTAAGAGTAGATCACCAATAGCGATATCAGTAACACCAATTGCCTCATTGACTGGTAAGAAATATGTAGAAGATCCGTATAGGAAGGTGCTTCCACCCCAGAGAGAATTACCTTGTGAGTCAATTGTCTTACCAATCTCAACTCTTCTGTAGATATCAATGTTGAGATTATCAGTTGCACCAACAGCATGTGATGAAGTAGATGTACTAAAGACACCTCTAGTTGCTGTGATAATACCAACAGATAAACCACCATTTAGTGTGATATTGCCGTCAACTTCCTCACTTGCCTTAACATATAGACTGTTATTGATGGTTGTTGTTCCTGCATCAGCACCAATGCTGAGGATAGAACCTGTACGGCAAAGATCAATCTCGTTAGAACCACCAGATGCACTGAACAACTCCAGTCTTGGAGTGAATGAATACATCTTAGTGATACCAGTAGAAGGAGTACCGAACTGAATATCACCATCTGCCTTGAATAGTCTGTTTCTGACATTGAAGAGTGAGGATGTATTCTGGAAAGCACCACCCATGAGGATAGTAGACTGATAAGCAGCACTAGAGTTGGATACTGTACCAATATCGATAACAGAATTCTGTGAATTGCTGTGTAGATATAGTTGAGTTTGAGTTGCAGCAGATCCAATTGTGATTGTTTGATTTGCTGTGTTATTACCAAGATTAATTTGTTGAGCTGCTGTTGCAGTGTTTGCAACATTCAAGGTAGTTGCTTCTGGGAATAGATTAATCGTGGTGCTTGTAGGACCAAGGTTGAAAGTTCCAGAAGGACTTTCAATTGTTCCGTTAGTCAATGTTAAAGTATTGGAGAATCTTACTTCACCATCAACAACAAATGTCTTATCGAGAAGTGTATTGTTGTTGGCAATATTAATTCCAACTCTATTCGTAAGAGTATTGACTCTTAGAAGTGCTGTTGCATCAGGTGAATCTCGGAAGTAACCAACCAAGAATGCATTTGCTTGTGCTGTCTCTGTTCTATTGACTAGTGTGCCAGCAGATTCATCCAACCAAGATAGAACTTTCTTACCACTAATCCAAGTAGTACCAACAACATCCAAGTTTGCTTTTGGATCTGTGTCAGCGGAAACAAATGCTGTTTCATATGCACTGTGTGCAGCAGCGGCAATAGTGTTAACACCTAACTTATAATCACCGATACTCTCGGTTGCTGTTCTCAGTGCTTCACCACCAATGATTCCAGTCTCTTTCCAGTTTGCGGAAGAGAAGTCCATTGTAGGAGCAGGAGTTCCACCATTGATAGGTGTTCCAGCTCTTTGGACAAGGTTTGCCCATGTTGGATTGGAAACAGGATTATCAACAACACCGTCGCCATCATTATCATAGGATACTGCAGCAATCGACTCACCAATTTGAATATAGCAGTAAGTGTCAGCTGGAGCAAATTGATATGTAATTCCCTGAATTGTTGGAGAAACGATCGGGAATCCTCCATTAGAATTCAGAGCACCGTTTGGATAGAAGTTATCAATTCTAATTCTAGAAGTTTCTCTGATTCCGATGGTTGCATTGGTCTGTTGTACAGAGTTAACAATGTTCCAGTTGATCTTGACATATACTGTTCCATTGAACTGGACAGAAGCAATAGAATCTGCAGCAATATTGCTGTAGTAGTTTGCATAGATCCATCCAAGAGAACCAGATCTCTCAACAGACTCACCCTTGAATAGGATGTCTCCATCAGTAGGAAGAATATATGCACCAGTTGTACCGTACTTGACACTCTGTTTTGCATCTAAAGCAGTTCCGCCAGATCCACCAGAGTATAAACCAGATTGGTTTGGAGTTACATTAGATGGAAGTGCTCCACCAGTTTCAATCGTTGTGTGAGTTTGAATTTGATAACCCTGACCATTCTTGATTGGGTTAAGTACAAACTGTGCTGCCTTAATTTGATTCTTACCAATGAAGATGTCACCACTCTGACGAGGAATAAATGATGTGCGGTCTAGTAATGGGTTATTAGCAGGACCGTTTGGAGCACCTTGTTCATCTGGATCATTCTGATTTACATTGGAGTAAACCTGAATTGCATTTGGTTGGAAGATTAAATCTTCGTTGTTAACATTAATTGCAATAGGAGCATTGAAGTTGCTGACCAGTTCACCTTCTCCACCGTTAACTGTGATGTTCTGATTAAATGTGACGGGAACATCAAAGGTGGTGACGAGTGAACTGATATCATCATCGTCATCATCAGAATCTAGAAGTGCTGCTCTTTCAAGGAACTCTTCCTCACCAGTAATAGCATTAATCTTACGGTTACCAATGTAAAGTTCACCGTTGGAGTTAATACCCGTGTAGAAGACGATACCACCGTCCTGACGCTTCGCTTGGGCATAGTAGTCCTGAGTCGCCGTTAGGACGATCTCCTGACGCGCTGGGAGACCTGTGGAGTAGTTACCAGGACCAAATCCAAGGTACTCAAAGGTGTGGTTACCAGCACGAGCGATAGATGGTCTACGAAGTTCAACATACCACTTTTGATCTGTATAAACTCTGTTGTCACCAGAGATAGGAATCTGTCTATCCTCAGCACCAGAAGATGCATTACCTTCCTGTGCTTGAATTCTAGAATCAATTTCACCTGATACAGTAGTATAAGTATTGTCTTCAAATGCAGGAGTTTGAACAAGATCAATGATCGTCTCCTTAGTCATTGAAGACTTAGAATCATTGGTTCTAACTAATCCATGTACATAGTTGTCAGCAGCAGAGTATGTTGCTGGTGGATCGATCAGAGTTAGTGCATTTGCTTTCTCATTCGAAGTTGTACCAGCATACTGGAACCAATATGGATCGTTCTTATAGTTCTGAGGATACAGATAAGAAACTGGTTGAGAGAACTTAAAGTTACGGAAGTTACTCTGGTTGCCAGCACCTAATGGTAGAGGAGAAATGTTACCACGAATTGCAGTCAGGTAGTAAATACCATCTTGCTGCTGTGGAATTCTGCGCTGTAAGGTTTCAATATCAAAGATGTAGAAGGTATCTTCAATCTCACCAAGATCTTCTACAGAAGCAACAACATATCTGTTCTCAGTTCCATCTTCCTTGATGGTATCACCAGGAGTAATAGTATATACAGGTGCTCCATCTTGCTTATAGAAGAGTTCATTTCTTTCCTTCTCAATGAGTCTCTTAAGTGGTAGAGACTTACCCATATCAGGATCATCTAGAAGATCGGCATAGATGCTACCTTGCTGGAATCTGGTGTTATAGAAAGGAGAATACTCTAGGTCACCATCACTGAATCCTTTTAGAATTAGATAATGATCGTTACCAACATTGGTATATGCATGAACAAATGCGCTACCAGAACTATTACCAGACCATGTAATACGGTTTGGAGAATTGATAGTGCCACCATCTAGTGTCTTCTCAACTTCAAATGAACCACCTTGAGGAGCAGTAATCTTAACAGTTCTGAATCTTGCCTTACCTAGACTTAGGATATTTGGATTTGGTTCATAATCATATACGGTCAACTCTAGAAGTTGAGAACCGTCAACAGTTTTAAATCTACCAGACTGAATCGTCATGCTGATATTACTATCAGTTACGATTGTCTTCTTACCCTGTGCTAGATTGTATGGATCATATGCATCGTTTAGAGATCCTATGTTGGTTATAATTTCATCTGTGGTCCAACCAATTCTTTCACCTGGGTTGGCATCATTCTGGAAGAATGCATCAGACTTAAAGTTGCCAGGTGCTGGTTTGAGTAGAATCTTCTGAGGTATTAGTCTACGGTTAGTATCAGTTCTTGTCTTAAGAACAAATCCATTAATAGGATCTCTAACACCCTCAAGATACTTAGGAATGACATAACGAAGTTTATATGTTCTATCATCTGCACCACGGTTATCTTCCTGTCTAAAGTACCAAGAGTCAGCAGTCTTAGGATCAGGAGACTGAGTATAGTCAGACTGATGAGTTCTCCAAAGAATGCTTTCTTGCTGTACAGAAAGTGTATTTGCATTGCTAGAATTATCCTTAACCTTAATATACCATCTACCACTAGAGCTATTCGAATAAGAAATGCCTCTTGGGTCGAAACCAAATGGAGACTTCGCTTTGTTAGCGTAGACTGTAAACTGTAGATTTGGATCTAGAGTCTGGAAAGTAATTCTGCTCTGATCGTTGATTGCATCAGCAAATGTCTTATAGATGGTGAAGACTTTGTTTGGTTTCGTTAGAGAAACCTGATAGCGAACATAGAATTCATATTCAGGGTTTAGTCTACCAGCAGAATCAGCAACACCAGCAGTAGAATCATTGTTATTAGCGGCAGCATTGTCGCTCTGGAATGATGCTGCAAGGAGTGGTAGATTGGAATTTCCAATAGGTCTAAAGAAGACTCGCTGCGCTACATTCTGTGGTGCGTCAAAAACATGTGCAACATTGGCTACAATACCACCAGTAACAGCATTTCCACCACTGACAGCAATGTCTAGACCACACTTATAAGTAGTTAGATCATACTTCTCATCTAAAGTAAACTGATAGAGATCGATCTCAACATCCTTATCAATTGTGTCGGATTCTGATGAATAGATGTAAATACCAGCAGCTGCATTTGCTTTGGTTTCTGCAAGCATTAACTTGGTAGATTCAGTCTTAGCAAATCCAGTAGAAGAATAATCCCAAGGAGAAGTCTTTCTACCAGGAGCAATTACATAGTAGGTTCTGTTTGTCTCAAAACCGTTAGGTAGTCTGACAAGACGCTTATCAACATCAACATACTTGCTTGCCTCATCATCCCAACGAGGACGAGGAACAAGTCTTACAGCAGTTCCAGTCTCAAGTAAGTGTGGATTTGGAGAACTTGTACCAGTTGTATCGATAGTCCAAATTGTCGATCTCTTAGCATAGTCAGCAGAAGTTGCAACTTGCTCTACAAGATCAACAGATCCAATACCATTATTGATAATAGTAATGATATTATCAACAAGAGTTGCAACAGCAGATGCGGTATTTGCACACTCTGGATATCCAGCATTGGATGTAGAAATAGTAGGATCGGTTACAGGTAGAGTATCTGCCCAGTATCCTTTCTCCAGTTCGAAGTAAAGGGTGATGTTATTACCACCAGAACCAATAACAGGTTTTGTAGCTCCAGTATTAAGTCTTGCATTTTCAACACCAAGTTCAATCTGATCACTACCGATCAATCTCTTGATGAATGTACCAGATTCAATATTGGTAACAATTGGTGTAGCACTAACATTCAATTGACCATCAGATGAGAAATCACTAGGTAGATACTCAGTAACTTTCATGCCAATGGCAAGACCAGTGTTAGATCCAACATTAACAATAGCACTGCCGTTGACTAACTGACAACCATTTACTTGGGTTGTGTGATTACGGAGAGCAGAGATTGCAAGGTTCTTGATAGCACCCCATGCATCGAGAGTTTCTGTCTTTTCACCATCGATGTATGCTAGGTTGTTACCGATGAAGTATGCCTCACCTGCTTGGATGCTGTTGAGGTTGCCACCAAAACGCAAGTCATTAATAACTGCGTCTGTAATGATGCCAACATCACGGTAGCACTTAGAAGATAGTCTGTCTAGAGCAAAACCACCAGAGTTTACATCAGGCAATCCAGCAAGACTAGAAGACTCAATAGCATCGATAATGATTGAGGTCAAGGTGTCAATTGTGCTTCTTACATTAGCACAATCCCAAAGACCATTGCTGATGCTTGGTAGTGAATTTAGATTGCCAGCATATAGATTATCAACAAAGATATTGATAAGAGTGTCAATGTTTGCAAGTACATCAGAGCAGTTACCAGCAGTGTAAGTTGTTGGTTGTGTTGGGACTGTTCTAGTAATTCCCCCAAGATTTCCAACGCCAGCATCAGTTCCGATTGCTTGAATTACAATACCAAACAATGTGCTTAGAGAGGAAGCAACACCTTGGCATGTAGGATTGGTAACATCAACAATAATAGTTAGATCAGTTACTTGAAGAGTATCACCTGCAGGAACCCATCCAGTTGGAGTAACTGAGATGTTACGCATTACATCAATAGCGATATCTCTTGCTTCTTGGAATACTCTAGAAGCTTCATCACGCTCAGCATCAATAAATGTAGTTACTGGTTGACCGTTAAGTGTATTGGTTACATAAACATTGGCAGCATCATATGTTTTGTGGTTACCACCAAACTTCAAGTTGTAAAGAATCTCATCAATTACATCATAAACATCATCTAAACAATCCTGTTCTGTATTACCTGCTTGTGGTGTGTATGCTGGGAATGCAGAAAGCATACGCTGATATGCTTCTTTGGCAATAAACTTCTTGTTCTTTCTGATTAGTTGCTCAGCATCAGCATGACTGTCATCAACGACAACAGGATCTCCATCCCCATCAAGAGTTAGAGTGTTGTCTACACTTGCTAATTGGTTGTTGATAGCAAGGTTAATTTGATCTTGAACTTTTTGAAGAGCAATGATTGTCTCATTAACTTCACCAGCAACACCATTGCTTAGAAGAGAGTTACCATCGAAGTATTCAATTACATTAGCAACAGTATACTCGTTACCACCGAACCAAAGGTCTTGTGCAATACCATCAATGATAAGTCCTAAGTCACGCTTACACTTGGCATCGCTTCCACCTGGGAAGACAAAACCAGGATTGTATGCATTGATAGCAGCAATAGCAGCGTCAATAATATCATTCTTGTTGGCAAGGATTAGATTTCTAGAATCCTTATTTCTGCCAGATGGAGTGAGAATATTAGATACTGGATAGATTGTAACTGCATTGTCCGTTGCTCTAACAAATGTATGAACAGACTGAGGTAGATGTCTTACAGCATTTGCAGTTGAACCAACAAAGGTATGCTGAGTTTGTGGTTGGTGGATAACAGCGTTAGTTGCTGCGGATACAAAAGTATGAAGAGAACCAGATGCAGTTCCTGCATTTCCAACATTAATTGTAAATGTACCATCTTGACGATCTACACCGTTAGTAGTTGCACTAACGAAAGTATGAACACCAGTGTAAGAAGAAGATCCAATATTGATTTCAAATGTATTTGTAGTTACATTGCTGATTGCTAACCATCTACCACTTGGATAGTCATATCCAGCACGAGGATATGCTTTGTTTACAGTGTTGCCATCTAACTCACAAGAGAAGGTTAGAGAATTATCTGCAACTTTGATGTAGTCACCGTTAGAGAATCCATGAGTTGGGATAGTCAGTGTAACAACACCACTAGCAGCGTTATACAATGCATTTGTTACTGTGTGTTGTGTAGATCCAACAGATGTAATAGCAATTGCCTGACCAGCATATGGATCTTGACCAGGGCGTGGATATGTATGCTGCGTAGCATTGCCATCCTGATCACAGGTAAAGGTAAATGAGTTGTCTGCTAACTTTACGCTGCGTCCAACACCTAGACCATGTTGTCCAACAGTAACTGTTAAATCTCCAGTAGCAGCGTTATAAACAGCATTTGTTGGGGTGAATGCGACATTAGGACCAGATGCACCAGCATTTACGGTGATGCTGGTAGCAGTGGTTGCCGTGATAGGCATTGATCTACCAGCATAAGGATCAATACCAGGGCGTGGGTATGTCTTTGTAGACTGATTATTATCAAAAGCACAAGTAAAGCTCAGTGAGTTATCATTGATAACAATACCTTCGCCATTTGATAATGTGTGAGCACCAATTTCTAGTACAAGATCACCAGTTGCTGGGTCGTATGTAGCAGCAGATGGTGTAAAGGTGACATCAGGACCAGAAGCACCAACATTAACAGTTAGAGTATTAGCAGTTACAGACTCAACTGAGATAGTTTTGTTATAAGCAAACTGACCAGAAGTTGGTAGTGAATGCTCAGTCTTGTTACCATCCATTGCACATGTAAATGTGAATGACTGGGGATTAATTTCTAGATAATCACCAACAGCAAAACCATGATCATCAATAGTAATTACAAACTCACCATTCGATGGATCATATGTTGCACCAGTTGGTTTGAATGACTGAGGAACAGTGTTAGCAGGATCAATGGTAATGCTGGTGTCGGTTACAGTCAAGAGGTTTGCAATTGCTTGCTTACAGAGATCACGAGCTCTGCGGAATGCAAAAATGGCAAACTCTTCCTCGCCAACTAGACCATTTGCTAGTGGAGTTCCATCTGGATTGAAATACTTTTTGGTTGCAGCAATAATGTTGCTGTTTCCACCATCTCTAAGATCTTCTGCAATAGCGTCAACAATGTATCCAATGTCACGCTTACACTTGGTTTCATCGTTTCCTGCCAAGAACTGAGCATTATTCTCACCAGCAGGACCAAATGCAGCATACATGGAATCATATGCTTCAGTTACAATCTCATCTCTGTTTGCGATGATAAGATTGCGAGCATCTTGGTAGCGATTCGACTCTGGATCTAGACCAGGGTTAACATAAGAAATTTGCTGCAGATCAGGATACTTCTCTAGAACATATCCAAATACTTCTTCTTGGAAGAATGTTCTGTTTGCTTCGATCAGATTAGCAGCATCCAGAGAAAGGTTATCAATTACACCACCAGTAGATGGAGCAATGATATCTGGTTTAGCAATATACTTAACAAAACCAGTTGGACTTAGTTCTGCACTATACTCCTGGTCATCAGTAGCATATCCTTTCTCAAGTTTTACATAAATCTTGTCGTTCTGTCTAGCACCTAGTCTATATCCATCGATGGATACTGCAGGACGATTTGCAGGGTCTAGAGCATCATCATTAGACTCAATGTATAGTCTAGTGTGGTTGAGAACAGGAATGCCTTGGTTAGCAGTCTGAATACCTTCTACACCATTGATGGTTGCAGGAAGGTTGAATGGATAGTAGTTGATCCTCTTTTCCGTGGTCTCAATAATCCTAGGAGGAATAATAGCATCGATGTAACCACCTTTGTCACTGTTGAATGCAAATCCTTTATGACCGATTGCATGAAGTGATGTATTACCAAAGTTGGAGTTCGAGTTGGTGATAGACATGTCACCACCACTTTCCATTAGGAAGTGATCAGCGAAACCAACAGCGAAGATCGAAACGTTCTGAATGAATGCATCTTCAGAAGCGCGGACGTGGAAGTTTCTCCACTCATCTTTCCAGAAAGCATCACCCTTGGTGTGGTAGGGGATGCTATCAAATGCGTCTTTTAGAGATGCTTGATTGAATGTGTTGGTAAACTCGTCGTAACGAATGAACGCTCTATCATCTTTCTGGAGTGAAACACCCGTGTACTGCGCGATAACCATGGATTTGAATCCAGTGGCTTTCAAACCATTTGCCCAAATACCGCAAATACCCCATGTGGAGCGGATAGAACAGTTGAAAACATATGGAGATGCGGACTCAACTGAGTCAACTTCCGCGAGAGTTAAAGCACTAGTTCCTAATGCAGGAGATGTTGAGATTGTTAGTACATCACTAGGAAAAATGCTACTAGGACCACTGTTTGAACCAGGACCAATCGTAGTTACAACTTCACCTTCAACAAAATAAGTGAACTTTCTACCATCCGTAGGATCAATATCTGCAATTACAAAAGTTCCCTCAATCTTATCATCAATATCAGTATTGAGAACAGCAACAGACTGACCAGCAAAGTATCCATGCTCAATTTTTGTGGTTACAGTGACTCTGACATTAGAACCAGGAATAGATGGGTCAGATGTAGCATCGTCGAACTGTAGACTTTCAATTGCTCTAGAGTCAGACAGTGGACCTACAATTCGGTTTTCCTGAATTCTTACATCAAATTCAGGTTTACCACTAGCGTTGATGTCATCAATGGTTGGTTGGAATGCAGAGAATGCCTTTGCAATCTTTCTGTAAAGTAGACCCAACTCTTCTTTGTCTGCATATTCAAATACAGTCAGTTTGTGGTGAGAATAGTTAGGAGCAGTTTTCTTGGTAAAATCGGACTTAGAGTAATAAACTTCACCACTAGGGATAGCAGCAGAAGTATTGTAAAGAGGGGATAGAGAAGAAGTCTCACCATCTTTGATAGTGAACTGCCAGAAGTAACAACCACCAGTTACATTGAAGATAGCAGAACGCTTCTCTCTAGAATCTGCAGGGTCAGGAACATAGAGAGGTTTGACCATCGTTCTACGAAGGTCATAACCAACAAGAGAAGTACCACGAGGGATAATTGCACCACCCTCAGTGTTGTTAAACTTGTAAAAAATGTTGTCTGGATTGGACAGATCTAGAATAGAGTTGTCTGTCCACTCATTTGTAGTCTGATCGAAACCAAATACATCGATAACTGATACATCTTCGACACCAGGACGGTTATCGATGAAGTGTTCACCAGGCATTAGCATGATGGTGAACTGGTCAAACCTGTCGTTGTCTACACCAGGAAGATATGAGTATCTCGCTACTTCAAGGAAAGCACGCTGGATGCTCTTAAAAGGTCTAACAGGGGAATTACCTCTATTATTCAGTTCATCTGATGCATTAAAATCATCGGGTGAAACATAAAGATATTTACCTGTTTTGCTGGTGATCAGGTTGTCCAGTCTTGTTAATGGCATAGTAATAAACCGACCGAATTCGTCTAAGATTCTCTTCGATTTATTTATACAGAAGGTCTATACCTATCTCCAAAGATAAGCATTTTGACTATTTCCTTGAAACACAGGTAAATGTATCCAAATTGTTCTGACCATGTGCAATCGCCACGCATTTTATTTAAATGAAGGTCCATTCATCCACGCAACTAATGATATTCGCTTTCCAGCAGTAACTGGGTTAACTTTATGTGGTAACCAAGCAGGAAAAATAACTGCAGAACCTCTTTCTGGTTTTACAGATTTGCTCCACCTACCAATAGAAAATTCTAGTTCGCCACCTTCATATTCATCTGGACTACTCAATACCAAAGAACAAGACAATTTTCTTTCGATTAAAATGCCATCCGACCTTCTAGGTGCAGTAACTGAAGTTCCATTGTCGGTATGCCAATCATAAAAATCTTTTCTATCACCACTATAGACTGTTGCTTGGATTGGTTGATCAAAATATTCGAGATCATACAAAAAGTATTCTCTATTTGCTGATATCATCATATTATGAATAATACCACTAATCCACTCATCCCAGTTTATCCATGTATTTTTTGATGATCGTATATTGTCTCCCGTATTTGTTCCATCAATAGCAGAATCTAACATAATATTAGATCTTTCATCAATATACTCAATGATAGAGTCGATCAAACCATCAGACAATTTAGTTGGTGTTGTATAAACTGTCTTATCTGTAAATGCAAAACTATTCATAACTCCTCCACCTGGGCTCGAACCAGGGACATAGTGATTAACAGTCACTCGCTCTACCGACTGAGCTATAGAGGAATGTATTCGCTATTCGGAA